AAAACAGAGAATAGACCATGGGTTCCGCACTCAGCACCTTCTCTGACTTCGTAGCATCAACTGGCCCGTCGTACCTCACGGGCGCTGACCAGCTGATCAACGAAGTTCAGAAGAACTCCTACATCATGCGCCGCTTCCTCAAGGGAGCGGACAAGACCTTCGTTCTGCAAGGCGGCTCGACGATCAAGGACGCATTGATCCTTGACTCGGCTAGCACCTTCCAGCAGTACCAGCCGAACGACACCTTCCTTTGGCAAAACCCGCAAGTCGTCACGACCCTGTCGGTTGACTGGCGCTTCTCGGTGGACCACATGTCGTGGACCGACCAAGAAGTCGAACTCAACACCGGCGGCTTGTCGAACGAATCTCTGCGCGGCGTGTACAAGCGCCTCAAGCGCGAAAAAGAGCAGCGCATGTGGACCAGCATGATCAACGGCTGGGAAGACTTGCTCTGGCGCTTGCCTAAGTCCACCGAAATGGAATCGTCTTCGGGCCTCTACCCGTACTCGATTCCGGCCTTCATTAACGAAAAGACGAACGGTCTGTACGATGTCACCAGCGGCGGCGATGCGTTCACGACTGTTGAAGGCATCAACCCGACTACCAAGACACTTTGGAAGCCGCAGCGCCACACCTATACTGGTGGCACTGAATGGGACAACCCCGCAAACCCGCAAACCAACATTTTGTCGGCTTTCGACAAGATGTTCTACGCGGTCAAGTTTGAAGCTCCGCCTACGAAGCAAGAGTACTTCGAGAACCCGAAGTTGAACTCGCAGTTTATCGCTTGCTCGCGCAAGTCGTTGAACGCTTACCAGCGCCTCCTGCGTGCTTCGCAAGACCGTTTCACCGGCATTGCGAACTATCAGGATCCGGCGTACCTGACCCCGCAGTACGGTGGCATTGACCTTCAGTATGTAGCCTCTCTTGACACCGCTGCCTTGTACGGCTCGGCTGGCACGACTTACTACGCTGAAGACAGCGCCAGTGCAAACTATAAGGGTCCGCGTTACTACTGGATCAACGGCCAGTACTTGGCTCCGGTGTTCCACACCAGCCGCTACATGGTTAGCAAGCCGCCGATGGTTCACCCGAACCAACCCTTCACCACAGTCGCGGTTACGGACTGCTGGTGGAACCTTGTCTGCCGCTCGCGTCAGCGCCACGGCATCGTTTACCCCTCCAGCGACAGCACTGGCTTCTGATCCAACTAGCCAAGAAAGAAGACTAAACATGTTTGCAGAACAATCTCCCAGTGTCCGTGGTCCTGCGATTAACGACGCAGTCAACATGGACATCGTGGTTACGGCCAATGTGACGACCGCCATCGGCCAAGTCGTCGCTTTGAATGCCCTTAGTACCAGCGGCGCTGGTGCTACTGCGGCTGGCTGGGCGCCAGAAACCATGTCTTGCGCTTTGGCTGTTGCAGGAAACTGCGAAGCAAATACTCGCAAGCTCATGGCTGTCGCTTTAGAGCCTGCTGCTGCCGGTGCTAAGGTTCGCGTCCGCGTTCGCGGCGTGTGCCAAGCTCTTATGACGGCCTCCATGACGGATGTCACATACGGCACCGGCGGTCTTACGGTTGGTGCAACCGCCGGTTCACTGACCAATAACGCCGCTGGTAGTGCTGGTCAGGCAGATACCCAAATCGCCGTTGCTATTCCGCTGGAAGCAACCGGTACCGCAGCCGCTCTGAAGTTCGTCATGTTTGACGGCCTCTACGGGTTCGGTGGTATCCCTGAAGCAGTCTGATTTAGGGTAATCCTAAACGCAGCGCCATCGCGGCTTCGGCTACGGTGGCGCTGCTTTTTTGGTATGATCTAGACATGGCTCTGACCGTCCAAAGCGCGTTGGCGCAAATCGAGCATTCGCTTGGTGGCTCGCTGTCGTCCGAGTTGGACGCTATCGGCCTGATCAACGAGGCTGGGCAATACCTTGTCACCATGCACGACTGGATGTGGCTTGACCGCCCAGCCGTGTCGCTTGACTTCAGGGCAGAGATTGGATTGTCGGGCACTGTATCGTGGAACGAGAACACGAATCACCTGACATCTACTGGCTCGTTCACCAACTACACTTGGCTGAACGGCGACTCCATCATCATCACAGCTGGCAGCGGAACCCCATACGGCAGGTTCCCAGTGATTAACAAGGTCAGTAGTGACGCTATCCATATTGGCTGGACATACGATCCGGCAGGTGGCCCACCGCACTCTGTCACAGGCTTCGCCGCCGCTGTGAAGACCGATGCCATTCGCCTGCCGTCTGACTTTGGCAACATCATCGACATCCAGCCTACGGTTGGACTTGTTAACAGCTTCAACCTGACCGACGCTAGCTTCATCAACCAGCTGCGGACCAACGAGGTATCGGTTGGTAACTTCCGCTACTGGGGATGCGTCACTCGCGGCATGAACTACGACTCCGATGGCACACCTACATCCGGTGTTGGCGATTGGCGATTGGAGATCTACCCGACTCCGACTGTCTCGACAGTCAACGCGCTGACCATGTTCTACAGAGCTGGATGGAAAGCTGTGTCATCTGACACTGTGCTGATTCCAGTGCCTGACTACTGCGAGAGCCTGTTCAGGATGCTGGTCCGTGCGTTCGCTCGCGGGTACGAGGAAGACGATGTTGCTAGCCTGCATCAGCGTCTGATGGAGATCGAGAAATCTCCTATGTTTGTCCACGCCAAGCGTCGTGACGGCGACATGCAGAACACTATGGGTCAGATGTACGGCGGGGCTGTACATCAGCAAGTCAGGAATGTGAACGAGTACCTCAGAACTCAAGTGATCGGGCCTAGCTGACATGACGACTTACACATACACCGGAAACCAGTACACAAACATCCCGGCCACTACCGGTACTACATTTGGCCCGTTAGATCTTGTCGGTGGAAACACAAGCACGGCGGCGAACAACATCACAAACGACGCCAAGCGCGTGACGATCATGGCAATCGTCGTCAGGTCGTATAGCGCCAGCATGACATTCGACCTCAACAAAGTTGCTTCGGATGGAACCCCCACGGTGGTTGCTAACTTTACTCCGACCAGCACAGGCTCGATTGATTTTGGCCCCTACGGAATCGAGTTCAACTCTGGCTGGAGCATCACTCAGGGCGCGACCGCAGGAACCCTGTCTGTCGTCTGGACGAGGATCGTGTGATATGGCGTTCAGCTACACAGGATGTTCATTTACTGTCCTTCCCGCCGGGGAGGGAACTGTCACGACTTGGTATCCGACAGACGATTTTGGAGGATGCAGCAAGACTTCTGGCCTGTCGATTCTTGCGGACGCCAGTAGAGTCAACATCATGGCAGTCGTGGTTATCAAGTCTGGAATTGGAACGATCACCATCGCGTCGTCATCTCCATTTCAAAACATTGCCTTGATCCCCAGCGCGACCGGAGTCACAAGCTTTGGTCCTCACGGCATTGAAGTTGGCGCGAACATGAGGTTTGGGTTGACTGTCTCGTCAACGACCCTTGCAATTGTAGTCTGGAAGAAGATCTCCTGACTTAGCCATGCCCGACATCAACGCACAGTTCCCTCTAAAAGGAATCCACGAAGGTGTCGCGTACACTGGACAACCGCCCAACACGACGCGAGAAGCCGTCAATGTGCAGGGAGCTGATCCGGTCTCTGGTCGCAGTCGCGGTGGTCAACGCTGTGGACTTCAGCTCCACAACACATCACAGCTGAACGGGTCTGACAAAGTCGCGGACATGGCCCATGTCGTGTTCGACACATCCAAGACCAGCTGGGCGCTTGAGGCTGCTGTCCTTGAGTCTGCCGAGTGGCAGAAGACCACACCGTCTGGCACGAGCTGCAACGACATCGCTCTTGACCGCCAGAACAACTCCTACGCGACAGACGGCTCCGCCAGCATCTGCAAGTACAACAGTGCTGGCAACCTTGTATACACCCTGTCTGTGCCGGTCGTTGACTCTCTGCACGAGGTCAAGTCGATTGCAGTAGACGAGTTCGACTTCATTTTCTGCGGCGTGTCGTCTGGTGGATCGCAGACAACCGCAAAGCTGTTTGCGTACGAGCAGATCGAGGCATCTACCAACAACCGTATCTGGGACATCACGCTTGGCATGTACGCCAAGCGAATCGTCACGAAGAACGGATTGCTGTATGTAGGTCTAGACGACACATCTTCGCAGCGAAGCTATGTGCATGTGTACGACAGCATTCAGTCTGGAGTGCCGCTGCTAAAGGCATCTTGGGAAGTTCCGTACCCGGTGAACGACCTGTGCCTGTCCGGCAAGGACCAAGGCGTTGTCACGGCTCACGAGCCTAACCCTCAGCGCGGAACTAGCAGCGCAAGCCCGGGCACTACCGCATCCAGCATTGACTGGAAGCCCACAGACTTGCCTGACTGGAACAAGCGCGTGTGGTGCTGGCTGGACGCTACGGATGTTGATGGCGACGGCACAAACAACTCCGAGTACGAGAGCGGAGAAGAAGTTCTTACTTGGTACGACAAGAGCGGCAACAACCGCCACCTGTACCGCAACCTAGACGCGATCAACGCAAGCACCAACATTGCTGACGCTGGCCCGTCATTGCTGAAGAAGTCTGTTGCTGGTCGAGACGCTTTGGCGTTCAACGGCACAAACAACAGCATGTACTCGGGCCTGTCGATCACTGCCGTGTCCAATGCGACGACGCAGCAGCTGAGGTCGCAGAACCTATCCATGTGGCCCAGCGAAGCAGGTGCGCAGTTTGCTTTGTTTGCTGTGTTCCGCGCACCGCAGGAGGAGGTTGTTCGCGCCCTGTTTTCACAGGATGTTCTGAATACCCACTCATACGAGAC